GTGGGCTCGGAGATGTGTATAAGAGACAGGATCGACTGCTTGTTTTACTTCTTCTGCTGTCAGGTCATTGGCCAGTGCATACCATTGAGTCACCCCGTCTCGGCTTTCATAAACCCACATTTCAAGTTTGTCGCCATTCTCTTTGTACCAAACATCCCCTAGCTTTGGATTGGCTGGCGTATCCGGACCATAAAAGTTGGTGTTCTTACCATTAGCGGCAGTCAAAGCATAGTTGGCATCATCTTTGGCTTGTTCCACTTTGGTATCGACTTTCTTGATGTCCTTTGCCACATCGGTGAACTTCGGCATGACGTTCCCAAGCATAATGGAAATGAAAGCTTTCAAAAGCGGATCATATTTGTACTCCACCATTCGAGCGGTCACGCTAAAGCCGTCCTCTGCGTGCATGACGGAAACAGTATCGCCAAGATTAATTGTTTCAAGGCTTGAAAATACCTTGTATTCCTCTGTTCGCTCAAGTGGGGCGAATTCCACATCATAGGTCGCAGTCGGTTTATCAATATGAGATACCGTAAATTCCAGTGCTGCAAGTCGCCTGAGTTCGGCATAAGCCAATTCCTTGGTCGCAAACTCATCTTCTTCATCACCTACTTTGACGTTGTCATACTTAATGACCTTGATTTTAGGGCTGACATAGCTGTTGATGATTGGACTGTCGACATATTGCTCAGGCAAGAACAGGCCATCATAGCCTTCTGGCATGATGCGAGTCACAATAGTTGAATAGTCTAAATCAGACTTGTAGCCTGTCAGATTCTTCTTGTCTCGAATCTGCACACCATTGTCACTGCCTCGGTGGGCAAGCATGGAAATCGAATGGTTATCTCGGACAATCTCCCCGCCATATCGAGCTTGATAGCCATTATCCAAATCCGCATCAAGCAAGACCTCGACTGGATTTAATCGCACCAAGCGGACATTATTGACGGTTGTGATGTTGGAGGTTCCAGTAAACGAGTGGCTAACTGCCGTTGCCCCCAAGAGTTGAGTTAACGCTCCACTACCGTTCTTATTTACGATATAGGTATCTTCAATGAGGTTCTTTGCCAAGTCGTAAAAGATGTGATTCGCCACGATGTGTAAAAGACCGCCTATGGAATCATCACGCTCTACAATTCGAAAGAGTTGGTCTTGAAGTTCTGGCACAGGCGATTTCACAATCATCTCTGGATGAAGTTTATCGCTTGCCTTGCCACGGATTGGATAGTCAAATTCCAAAGAAAAAAGCCCATTAAGTTGTTCGGTAACAACAGGGCTTACGACAGCATCATCAAGGACAGCGAGACCATTGTGATTGAAGCTTGATTCAGTTTTCTCATATAAAATCATCATAAGTATCGCCACCTCGGTTCGATTTCGACTTTTGTTATTCCTGTTCCTAGCGTGACCGTATTAGAGCCCACTCGAAATTCAGGAAAATCACCTGTCATTAGATTATTTGTTGCCACGTCTCCGTAGTAACATTCCTTCAGTTCACTATCGATAATCAAATATTCTGATTGAAGGTTAAGAACAATCGGTTGGCCATTAATGGTTAGCGTTCTCGTACCACTACCATAGACCTTGATTCGTGGCAGTGAAAAAACGTTACCACTATTCGTTACCGTTCCTGACGAGGTTCGATTGATGAGCGGAACGCCTACCTTATAACGAAATGGCGAGCAGGTAACTTCAAGTTCAAACTCCCACATGGTCGATAGCACTTGAGTCAGCCCACTCGCCTTAACGGTTTTCATTTTATAAAAGACAGACGGATCATTCGAAAAGCTGATGGTTTTGGCATTCAAGATTTGTGGAAAGATAGTTCGCCAGACCGTCCACACGTCCTTTGCCCAGATAACGGCTTTCAGATTAAACGTCATATCTTTCCAACCCTTGAGCACGGTCAAATCGCCTTCTCGCCCATCCACCTCAATGTTTTCAATCACACGTTCCGTTGTTGGAATCACAGGAACTTGCGTGATGCGAAGTCCAAGGTCAGTCCGTGAGTTGATTGTTCCATCTAGAATAAACGCATTCAAGCTACCACCTCCCATCTAGTATGCGTAATTTCTACGTTTCAAAACAGCTAAGCTTTTATCAATCTCTGGTGCAAGACGACCAACAAGTGTTCCATCATCAAGGGTAATCTTGATGTCCATTGCTTTAAGTAGTGCCGGAAACATCTCGGTCGTGATATTTGTAAGTGCATCCACCTTCGATCCTAAATCAAGCATGGAGAAAGTGCTATCAATTGCTGTATGGATGCCTGTATCAATATCGAAGTTTGGCATATCAAGTTTCGTTGGAATGGCAGCTTGCATGGTTTTCGCCACACCCGTCATTTCCTTATCGAAACCAACGCCAATCCCTAGCGCCATGTTCTTCCCGATTTCATCCCGAAACAAGGTTGATGGTGAGTGGATACCAAAGAAATCCTTGATACTGTCTACTACACCACCAAAGAAACCTGAGATTTTACTTCTGAGCCACCCCGCTGCATCAGCAATACCATTCCACAAACCTTTAATGAGGTTGAGACCGATATTGCCCATTGTCGAGATGTACTCCCCAAAGGCATTCACGAGGCCCGTGATAATTTGAGGCACTGCCTTCACGACAGCCGAGATGATGGCTGGCAAGTTCTGAACCAATGCTACTAACAGTTGCACTCCGGCAAGGATAATCTTGTCGACATTTCCAACCAACGTGCCTGTAATGGCATTGATAATCTGAGGCAGAGCGTTCGCAATGGTCGTGATGATTTGTGGTAAAGCACCAATCAAAGCGACCAAGAGTTGAATACCTGCATCAATTAGCTGAGGAATTGCCTCAATCACCGCATTCAAAATGTTTTGAATAATCACCGGAATGGCAGCCACAATCGCATTGATAATGTCAGGCAATGCCGATACCAACGAGGTCAATAGCTGAATACCAGTCTGGATAATGATTGGAATTGAGCTAATAATGAAGTTCACGATGCCTGTAATAATCTGTGGCAAGGCGCCAATCAAAATCGGTAAAGCCGTAATCAACCCTTGAGCCAGTCCCATGATTAATTGAAGAGCGGCATCAAGGAGCAATGGCAAGTTCTCTATCAAACCATTCACAATTGTGATAATCGCTTGAATGGTAATCGGGATCAGTTCAGGCAAAGCCTCCCCTATACCTTGAATGAGTGTCGTTACTAACTGAAAGGCTGCATTGATGAGGAGTGGCAGATTTTCAATCAAAGTTTGCACAATCGTTAAGACGGCTTGAACCACTACTGGAATTAAGGTTGGTAATAAGCCTAGAATTGTCTGCAAAACTTGGGAGAACAAGGAAGTCACTGCCTCGAGCAAAGTTGGTAATAACTGCCCAATCGCTCCAATGACCGCATCAATCACCGCAGGCAAGGCGGAGACGATATTTTCAATGACAGGAATGATGTTCTTGAGCACATTTTGGAATGACACGACTACGTTTCCAATGAGTGAGCCAATATCCGCATTGGCATTTCCGAGTCCTGCCATGAGGTTAGAAATTGCCGACTTCATGCCATCAATCGAACCGCTAATGGTTTCAGTCGCCTCTTTGGCAGTCGTTCCTGTGATACCCATTTCTGTTTGAATGGCGTGAATCGCTTCGGTCACATCTGCGAAGTTTGACAGGTCATACTTCTTGCCTGTGATTTTCTCCGCATCAGCAAGCAGTCGTTCCATCTCACCTTTTGTCCCGCCATAACCTAACTTCAAGTTGTCCAGCATCGTATAATTCTGCTTAGTAAACCCTTGATACGCATTTTGGATATCAGACATATTCGAGCCCATTTTGTTGGCATTATCGCTCATGTCGGTGATAGCTTGGTCAGCGACACCAGCAGCTTTGGCTGTGTCACCATTTAACGACTGTATCAAACTTGCCGAGAAACCTGTGACAGTTTCCATGTATTCGTTTGCGGACATCCCGGCTGTTTTGAAAGCATTATCCGCTGACTTTTGAACTGTCTTTGATGCATCACCAAAAAGGGTATCAACCCCACCGACTAATTGTTCATAGTCGGCATAAGCTGATACCACTTGTTTACCTAATTCAATTGCGGCAGCACCTGCTGCAAGAGCAACTGCTCCCATGGCTGCACCAATGCCTTTAAGGACACCACCGAACTTCTCAAATTTGCCACCAGACTTCTCAGCCTCATCACCCGTATCCTTGAGTTCATTGCCAAGGTTATCCGTTTCTTTGGTGACGTCCACTTCTTCTTGTCCCATAGAATCGAGTGCCTTCTCGTTGGTCGCAAGTTCTCGCTCCATACCATTCAGTTGAGCTTTGGCATTGTTGAGTTGGATTGCCCAGTTCTGGGTTCGCTTATCATTTTCACCAAAGCTGTCGGAGGCATTTTGAAGAGCACTTTCAAGGGTGCTAATTTTCTCCTTCTGAGCATCAATGGATTTATTGAGGACGGCATTTCGAGCGGAAACTGCCTGAATGCTTTTGTCATTTTATCGAACTCAGACGATACCAACTTCATCTCTGAGCCTAGCACCTTGAATGATTGGTTAATTTCTCGGAGGGAGTTCTTGAACTCCTTTTCTCCTTCAACACCAATCTTCAAACCAAAGTTATCTGCCATGAAATCTCACCCCCTCCCTGTTTTAGGCATGAAAAAAGACCGCCTAAGCAGTCTTAATCGACATGTTTTATTTTTTGTAGAAAATTCTTTTTAGCTCAGATTTTTCTATTTTTTGTAGTCTTTTTTCCCCATGGAAATTTGGATGTTTAGGGGATCCAGCAGATGTTGCTCCAAACCAAAAACATTTTTCAAAGTTATTTTCAAAAAGTTGATATAACTCATCTCTATAGTCACTAAATTTTTCCCATGGAATACCTGCTCCCCAATCGAGTAAAACATAGTCAGCTTTTTCAACTTCCGCTTTTATAGTTTCATAGTTATTGAATCCAATCAATCTATCTAATTCAGTTCTATCGACAGCATTCCGAATTTCATAATCTAATTGCTTGGATTGAATTGTTCGTTTGGAAAAAATATCTACCTGAATTAATTCTTTGAAAGATTTATATCCGAATAAGTCAGAAAAACGATACAGTGCGGTTCTTCTAGTTGGCTCCAACTTAGTAACATTTTGAGAATTCGCATTATTTATACGATTTTCTTCCTCGCTTATCGGTTTATTGCCTCTTGGATTCATTGCAATTGCTACAATTACTTTTCCGGTATCATTCAAATGAACAATCGAATACACAAGCGTATCAAGTGAAGTTTCTTCAACTAAATGAATGCCGTACTTAGTTTCTCTATGTTCCTGAAAAAGTTTGTAATCCATAGAATCTCTTCAATAACATATATAAATTATAACACTTGGAATATTTTAAACACAAACTATCAATTAAATCCCACTTGGAATCACATCATCAATGAACATCTCAACCTTTGGCTTGCTGATGCCCGTGAACTGCTTATGGCATTCCCATAAATCAAGAAACAGTCCCAGTGGGCAGAACCAGAAATCGTCTGATGTCATACCCATTTGAACCGTCCCATAATAGTAAAGGCGAGTAAATGTTTCGATGTCACTTACTCGCCTGCTTTGTTTTTTATCTCAATCTCACTTTCGATATTTCGAGCTGTGCCTTTGAACATTGCCTCGGTGATTGCTGATTTGTATTCAGCTAGTTCCAGTGGTGATGTCAACAGCTCCACATACTCAGTCGTGAGTTCGTCTTTCTTGTCATCCTTGTTTTTCAAGTTATGAATTTTAATTGACTGATTGGCTAACAAGGTAATCAACCAGATGATTTCATCAAGGGCAAGTTCAAAGTTCTCTGACTTGAGCAGTTTCTCGCCCAAATTTTCTAAACCACCATAGTGACTAGCGATTTCTTTAGTCGCCTTGGTCGTCAAGATAAGTTCATATTCATCTCCACCAAGAGTTATCTTGGCACTTCGTTCTTCTGTCATGGTATCCTCCTAGACTTCCGTAAATTCAGGTTCATAGACACTTGCGTACCAACCACTGATGGTTGCTGTATCGACCCCAGTATCGTTTTCGTCAACTTCTGCTTTCCATGGGTGTTTGCCCTGACCATCAAGTTTATTTCTACGCATGACTGTACCCTCAATCGTTGGGGTTGAGAAGGTGATGTCGTCTCCCTTAGTCGCAAGGCTTGTGCTTGGCACGGCAAATTTTACGCGGTAAAGCCACAGGTATTTATATTTCCCGTTGGACTTACGCGCACGGAAACCAATCGCAACCGGCGTACCTCCATCCTCAGTCGTTGAAATCAAGACACCGTTATCGTCAACAGTTGCCCCAACAAGCACGGCTGCAACACTTCGCCCAATGTCATCAACACCAAGTGTCAATTTCCCATTCTTAAATTCTTTGACCACCTCTGATGCACCGTCATCCGCAAACAATGTCGCCTCGGCTAATTCAACTGACAGCTCAGCTGAGATTGCCTTCGCAAGTTTCACGGGTGTTCCATATGTTTCTTCACCAGTGGTTGCCGACTCTGTAATCGGTGCATAAAATAATTGATCCAATCCAATCGTAGCCATCTTATCCCTCCATTTCATAATGCTTGGCGACATCTATCGCCACATGATAATATTTCGTGTCTTTCTCAAAACCGACAAAGAGCCGATCCGTGATCGTAAAGTCTGCTCCAAGTAAGTCTTGAATTATTTGTTTCTTCATTTCCAGATAGTTCCCACGGACAAAAAGTGAAATGCGAACCTCACAAATATCAACCGTAGGCAAGTTGTCTCCGTAGACTTCAAAACGATCGGAAAGTGGTGTGAGCACTGAATAAACGTCAGGAGCCGGACCACTGAATTCACCCGTTTCAACTGGAATGTCGAGGTTCATAAGTAAAGTGTTTAATTCTTCTAAAATCAAATGCTCTCTACCTCACTTTCCAGTTTCGCTTTCATGGTTTCAATACAAGATTTCCTTGATTGCGACTTCGCAGGTTTCAAGAAAGGTTTAGGTGTTTGCCCATGACGACCATACTCTAAGATATTCGCAATCTTCGCATTCGAATTACCGTCAGACCGTGGTTCAGCAAAGCCTACCTTGATATTCCAGTTCCCGTCCTTATCTTGACGAGCCTGTGATGTACCAAGCGCTCGTTCAAGCTCGCCAGTTGACCGACTTTCAACCTTGGTATTCGCACCAACAACTGTCGAAAGATTGGTTCGCACTTTGGATTCAACCACCTCCGCACCGCTCTCCAACACTCGTGGCAAGATTTCATCCGTCTTGCTTTCCAGTTTTGAGACCTTCATCAAAAAGTCCTAAGGCATCTTCATCATTGCCTTAGCCATCCGCACTCACCTCAACTTTCGTGGTCAGCACCTCGAGATACATCCCTCTGTTTCTGACGTTTTCTACTGAAATGATTTGATACCTGTCATTGTCAGACAAGATAACCATTTCAGTCGTGACAGTGAGGTTCGGGATGACCCTCAGACGAAATAAACAAGTCGCTGAGCTAAAAGTCGCAAGGTTTACCCACTTTTCGGTGGCGTTCTTCTCTTCCTTGTAAGCCCGAACGCTTGCCAGAACCTCATCTTGTTTTGTCACAAAGCCTGCACTATCTTTCTGGTTAACCGTCTTTACTATCTGAATCCGTTGATTCATCTTTCCAAAGCTCATACTTGCCACCGCCTATCTAGTCGGAGTAACAGATTAACGGTATTCCAGACCTGACCACTCGCATTGACATTATCCGAAAAGAAACCAGCCGTTGACCCGTCACGACTTTCATAAAAGTGACTGGCAAGCATAATAATCGCTTGTTCAGTCGTGGCTGGGATTTCATTTTCCGAATAATACCCTTCAGTTAAGTGTTGATAGCTTTCGGCATAAGAAAGAGCAGTCAGAATCAATCGTTCCAACAGCTCATCATCTTCATTATGCTCGAGTATGAGATTGGCTTTTACCTTTTCAAGTAAATCGCTCATAGGCTCACTCCTATGATGCCGAAGCAGATGCTTTCATCTTTAAGATTTGAACAGCTTCAGGCAAGACGAGTTTCCCGTCCACACGTTCTTTGGCAAGGAAACCAACCATGCCGTTACCCGCAAAGAGTTCACGGAGTTGATCGAATGAACGCACACCACGGTCGCCAATATTGTAGTAGCTGAAATCACCAAAGGCAATGACAGGTTTGCCGGCAGCCACCGTTGGCACATACTCTGAGGTATAAACCGTATAACCATAAAGGCGATCAGGTTCACCTGCTTGAACGGCTGGTTGCCATAAGTAAGCGCCATTGTTGTCTTTGAGTTTGCGAAGTAAGGCAATCGTCTGGTCGTTCATGATGAACTTCGCATTCTTGCGATATGGACGTTTCAAAGCGTAAACAAGGTTGATTAATTCATCACCCGTAATTGAGCTTTGCGTGTTCGTAGTCACCGCTACTTGGCCACCGCCAGTTTCCGCAAAGATACCGAGTGGTTTGCCCACACCGTCACCATTCAGGAAGGCATCTTCTTCGGCATTGGATAGGGCTTTGGCAAATTGGTCAATGATGTAGCTTTCGAGGTTGAAGGCATTATCATAAAGCAACTCATCAGTAATCTTGATTGCCACATGAAGTTTGTGAGCATCAAGTAAGATTTGGTCGAAGGTCGCATCGCCAAAGCTCAACTCGCCACCTTCTTCAATCCATGAAGCCGCTGGTTTGTTGCCCGCGATATTGATTTTGTGCTCACCACTGGTCGTAATGGTTGTTCCAAGGGAACGCATGATGTTTTCAGAAGTTAATCCGTCAATCAAACGTTTGTCGTATTCCTCTGGCACTAGGTAACCACCTGCCGCATCAACGCCTTCTTGAAGGACGTTCGAGACTTGGCGGAAGTTAGAACGAAGGGCTTGAAGGACGCCTTCCTTGTACTCGTTTGAGGCACGACCTGTTTTCTTGGCTTTGTCGTTATTGTTTTCGATTTGCATCGGTTGAGAGGTCAAAGGCTCAGACATTGGTTTCGCCATTTCACGCTCCATGTTTTCCATCGACTGCATATGCTCGATTTCTTTGGTGAAGTTAGCGACCTTTTTCTCCATTTCAGAGTAAGTCTTGACATCTTCATCGGACATCAAGCCGTCCTTGTCTTTCTTCGCTTCAACGAAGGCTTTCGCACCTTCCCATGCTTGTTTACGTTTTTCCATCAATTCTTGAATTTGTTTCATAGGTTAATCCCTCCATGTTTTCATTAAAAATAGCCGTTCCTCAAGAGAATCGGCTTTGACAGTATTTGTTGGTTTTGTTTCTTCTTTTGGTTCAGCTGGCTTAATGCGACAGCGCTTGGCGATTTTATCCATGAGTGAATTCATCACCGTGGTTTCCGAGAAAGTCATCTTAGGTAATTCCTCGTCAACCTTACCGTCAACATCATCGGCAAAACCTAAATCAACTGCTGACCTTGCGTCCATCCACGTCTCTGCATCCATCATATGGGCAAGTTTAGTTCGGCTCATGCCAGTTTTGATTTCATAGGCATTGATGATACTTTCCTTGACCTCGTCCAGCATAGCCATTGCTTTTTGCATATCCACTCGGTCACCAAATGCAACCGTGGACGGATTGTGGATCATCATCATGGCAACAGGGCTCATGACCACTTTGTCGCCTGCCATCGCAATTACTGAGGCAGCCGAAGCCGCAAGTCCGTCAATCTTAATCGTCACGTCACCCGAGTATTCTTTTAGCATGTTATAAATCTGAGCGGCTGCCACACAATCCCCACCGGGACTGTTGATCCAGACCGTGATGTTACCGTCGCCACTCATCAGCTCATCTTTGAATAGCTGAGGTGTGATGTCATCATCAAACCAACTAACCTCAGCGATTTGTCCGTTGAGGTAAAGGGTTCGATCGGAGATTTGGCTTGGCTCTTGGTTCTCCTGCGTTTCGGGTGTCGTCAGATTTTTCGGTGCCTGATTCACCCATTTCCAAAACTTTTTCATCTTGGGTTTCTTCCTCCTGTTCATTAGTCTTTGTCGCAAATGCTCCAGCATCTTTCAGTGGGAGCATATTGCCATTCACGAGATACAAGTCGCCACCTTCCTCTTCGGGAATGCGGTCAAGATTTTCAAGTTCTCGAATATCATTGGCAGACATCCAGCCATTTTGCCGACCAGTCGCATATCCAGTCATGCGTGATTGGTAGTCCCCACGAAGTAAGCCGTCCACATTGAACTTAATGAAGTAGTCCTTCTTCTCATCAAGTGATAAGAGGGCTTTGGTCATTGCCTGTTCCCACCTCATCACCCACGGGTCGAGCGTGTACTTCACAAATTCAAGTGACTGCTGTTCGATATTTGAAAAGCTCGACTTCTCAAGGTCACCAACCATATGTGGTGGCACTCTGAAAATTCGAGCTATCTCGTTGATTTGAAATTTCCTCGTCTCAAGGAACTGTGCTTGTTCAGGCGATATCGAGATTGGACTGTATTTCATTCCCTCTTCAAGCACCGCTACTTTACTAGCGTTGGACGAACCCCCAAAGGTCGCATTCCAACTATCCCTGATTCGCACTGGGTCTTTTAATGTTCCTGGATGTTCAAGGACGCCCCCGGGGTTTGCTCCATTTGCGAAAAACTTCGCTCCGTATTCCTCACAAGCTATCGCCATACCAATAGCATTTTTAGCCATTGCGATTGGCGAATATCCTACCAAACCATCAAAACCCAAACCCGGAATGTGAAGAACTTCTGCCTTAGAAAGCCTAACTTGTGGTCCAGAATCTACCGTGTAGAGATAATAAATCTCTTTATTTTGGTCGCGATTAACCGTCATTTTGTCAGGCATAAGTGGGTAAAGCCCCACCACTTCGCCTTTGCCATTTCTGATGATTTGAGCATAGGCATTTCCCCAAAGCAAGAGATGAGTCATCAGCGTTTCCCGAAACACAAATGAGGTCATTTCACTATTAGGTTCGTCATGGAGCAAAAAATATAGCGGATGGTCCAGAGCCTTCTCTTTCCCACCGCCTTCTCTGTATTTATAAAAATGTAATGGCAAGCCTGCGACCGCTTCCGCTAAGATGCGTACACAAGAATAGACTGCCGTCATCTGCATAGAGCTTTGTTCAGTTACGACTTTTCCAGCCGTTGTCCCACCAAACATAAAACGATAAGGTGAGCTGATAGTTTGGTTCATTGGTTTGTCTCGTGACTTGAATAGTCGGTTAAATATTCCCATTGATTAGTTCCTTTCCATATTTTGGGGCATCAAAAAAGCACCTCGGTTGAGATGCTCATAGTAAACACTAATTAGAACGACAAAATTCAAAATATTTTTTTCCAGCACTCCTTAATGATGCCATTCCGTTTTTTATATTTGATCCAGATTCAAACTGAATCCCTTTTGGAGGTTGCCTATTATTTTTTTCATCTTCAGTTGAATATTCAAATACTGATATTAGCCTTTCTCCTTGGTCATTTAAAAATTCTCTATCCAGATCAATCTGTAAAGAACTTTCTAATCTCTTACACCGACTTAATGCATCAGCAATTGGATGTTTCCCCATTGTTCCTTTATTCTCTAACCACGTCCTAAATTCTCCTTTTCTCACTTTGTCCACCCACCTTCAAAAGTTATTCTATTGGGTATTAGTCTATCAATAATTCATGAACAATTTGTGTATTACCTTAATACTTCTTAAAGTATTAACAAGCCTCTATCATCATAGACACTTGCCGCATTATTATTCCCACAGCGTATAGCCCGATCGAGTGCCATGATGGTCGCAATCGCACCATCAATCTTCTCCGTTGATTTTTCTTTATCGGCTTTGATGTTTCCTGCAGGGTCAGTTCGAATGAAGATGTTATCCATATTCCACCGAAGAACGGGATGAGCTCCGTGAGCGATTTTCTGCTCAAGTGTCAGTTTCATCAGCTCTTTCGTTGGCGGGCTCATATCCTTAAACCCTTGTCCGAACGGTACAACCGTAAAGCCCATTCCCTCGAGGTTCTGAACCATCTGAACAGCACCCCAACGGTCAAAGGCGATTTCTCGGATGTTATATTTTTGCCCTAGCTCCTCGATGAAGGTTTCAATGAACCCGTAGTGAACGACATTCCCCTCAGTAGTTTTAAGCCACCCCTGCTTTTCCCATAAGTCATAGGGAACGTGGTCACGTTTCACCCGAAGGTCAAGTGTGTCTTCAGGTATCCAGAAGTAAGGCAAGACGACAAATTTGTCATCCTCATCTTCAGGCGGAAAAACCAAAACAAAGGATGTGATGTCGGTGGTGCTTGAAAGGTCAAGTCCCCCATAACAGACACGTCCTTCTAGCGATTTCTCATTGACCTTGAAGCCGCAAGAATCCCATTTATCCATTGGCATCCACCGAATGGCTTGTTTCACCCATTGGTTCAGGCGCAGTTGCCGGAATGAGTTTTCCTCAGCAGGATTTTGCTTGGCAGATTCACAAGCAGCCTTGACCTTATCAATGCCAACTGTAATACCAAGAGAAGGATTCGCCTTCTTCCAAACTTTCGGATCTGTCCAATCATCACTCTCATCTGCCCCATAAATCACAGGATAGAAAGTCGAGTCGTGCTTACGTCCGTCTATAATATCAAGAGCCTTCTGATGCGTTTCGTAACAAATTGAATTGGTATCCGTCCCCGCAGTCGTTATGAGGAAGTACAAAGGTTGAGTACGTGCGTCCCCTGAACCTTTGGTCATTACATCAAAGAGCTTACGGTTGGGTTGAGTATGTAGCTCATCAAAGACCACTCCGTGAATATTAAAGCCGTGCTTTGAATAAGCCTCCGCTGACAATACTTGATAAAAGCTATTCGTTGGCTTAAAGACTATTCGCTTTTGCGAGGCTAGGATTTTCACTCGCTTATTCAATGCTGGACACATCCGAACCATATCGGCAGCGACCTCAAATACGATTGACGCTTGTTGCCTATCAGCTGCACAACCATAAACCTCAGCGCGTTCTTCTCCATCACCACAAGTTAAGAGTAAAGCGACCGCAGCCGCAAGTTCTGATTTTCCCATCTTCTTGGGGATTTCGATGTAGGCGGTATTGAACTGCCGATAACCATTTGTCTTCACCGTGCCAAACAAGTCACGAATAATTTGTTCCTGCCAATCAAGGAGTTCAAATGGTTTGCCCGCCCAGGTCCCTTTGGTATGGCTCAGGCACTCGATAAAGTCAACGGCATAATCCGCTAAGCCTTTGTCATACTTGGATGTCTTTGCCCTAAACTTAGTCGGTTTATATTTCTTCAAAGGCAACCGCACCACTCCTTTCCATAAGAAAAACAGCCCTCAAGCTGTTCTTCGAAAATTTTAGTTGTAAGTCGCAAGCACATATTGCAGAGCTTTCTCAACCGCAGCGTCTGTTGGTTCAATATCCCACCCACGGTCGTAGTTAGCGACAATCTTTCCCTTCGCTCTCAGTTCGAGCTTGGAAATGCGACCTTCGTCAATCCCGAACTCGCTGGGTTCTTCAAAATGCTTTACACTGAAGGTCACGCTGGTCTTATCAATCTTAATCACACCGTTAGTCCACATCCGATTCATCTCCTGTCATGATGAAATGCACATAATCCTTCTTGTGGTCCTCAATGAAAATCGCAAGTTCAAAGAAGTTCCGTTCGTGGGCAAGTCGCTGAACGTAATTGGTATCGAGCATATTGGTAAGCCCTGACTCTTGAATCGCGATGATTTGTTTCTTAATTCTTGGATTCATTTTGCCCATCCTTTCTGCCTTGCTCGTAGGTGGCGATTAACGCATCCTCAAGGCTCCAAACGGCAATGTCGAGGAAATCTTCACGGTCACTGTTATGTGCCTTCAAGTCACCCCGTTCAGGCAAACCGTAGATGTGTTTCTTGGCAATGTTGTAGATTTTACGTTTGCTCACTCCCATGGTTAGACCCCCTTTCTTATGCGAATCATATCCCAGTTATGTTCGGTTGGGTAAAAGTCCACCCAGACCAAGTCGTCATTCAACACCATGTCGGTGACAAGATCCCATGCCTCTTCATAAGTCGCATATTCCTTAACGGTTCCGTTTTGGAAAACCAGTTTGAAGCTTTTCTTGGGCTTGACGATGCGCACCATGTCCTCCCCGTACAACACGTTGAGGCTTGAACAATTGTCCCATTTCACGAGAAGCGAACCAATGTCGTCCACCCCCGTTACTGTTCCTTGTGTACCCTTTGGTGGGGCGTACGTGTCGCTCATGGCTACCAGTTCCACCCGTGTGCCTTCAGGGTATGTTTCTTTCAAGCGTTCGATTGTTTCACGATTCTGCATCATCTTGATGTCCTCCTTTTGCTTTTTTGTTCATTACATATATCACTCTAAAAGCCTTTTATATCAAGTGATTAGCCAGTTCTTAATGGTTTTAGTTGATACAATCATCGCTCAAAAACACATCTTCATAGGTGAGCGTTTGAGCATCGCGGATCACTCGTACAGAGTCAGCTGAACCAACCTGTTCGATATAACGATTCACAATCACGTCAACGAACTTCTCATCAAGTTCAATCGTGTGGCAAATGCGGTTTGTCTGCTCACAAGCAATCAATGTTGAGCCACTTCCGCCAAAAGGATCAAGCACAATGCAGTTACTCATGCTTGAATTGGTTATTGGGTATGCAAGCAATAAGATAGGTTTCATGGTTGGGTGGTCGCCATTCTTCTTAGGTTTATCAAACTCCCAAATGGTCGACTCCTTGCGACCTGTGTACCATTGGTGTTTGCCTTTCTTCTTCCAACCATAGAGAACCGGCTCATGTTGCCACTGATAGGGAGAGCGACCAAGGACGAGACTTTGTTTCTTCCAAATACAAGTTCCCGAGAGGTAAAATCCCGCTTCAACAAAAGCTCTACGGAAATTCAAGCCTTCCGTGTCTGCATGGAAAACATAGATGCTGGCATCGTCAGCCATTGCTTTTTCCATACAAGAAAAAGCGTCATACAGAAATATGTAGAACGCCTCGTTTGCCATATTGTCATTTTTGATTTTGCCTGCACTACCTTCGTAGTTCACATTGTAAGGAGGATCCGTCACGGTGAGATTGGCAAGTTTTCCGTCCATCAGAACATCATAGGTTTCTTGCTTGGTGCTGTCCCCGCAAACAAGACGGTGATTGCCAAGCAGCCACAAATCCCCGGTTTTCGAGAAGGTTGGTTTCTCAAGTTCGGCATCCACATCAAACTTATCTTCTTGTGCTTCCGCATCGCCATTCAGTAACTGGTCAATCTCAGCAGCATCAAATCCGAGTAAGTCCAAATCGAAGTCGGCACCTTGAAGGTCAGACAACTCGATACTCAACAAATCGGTGTCCCACCCAGCGTTCAATGTCAACTGATTATCGGCTAGTATGTATGCCTTTCGCTGACTTTCGGTTAAGTATTCTTCTTTAATGCAAGGAATTTTATCTAGACCTAAGCGCTGAGCAGCATAAAATCTACCATGTCCGCATAAGATGGTATTATCCTCAGAAATTACAATAGGTGACAAAAAACCGAACTCTTTGATTGATGCCGCAATTTGAGCGATTTGTTTATCATCATGAGTACGAGCGTTATTGATGTATGGGGTTAACTCTTTGATGTCAGCTAAGTAGTATTTAGTTTCTTTAATGGGCATAAGACAACTCCTTTCCAAGCATTGTTTCCACTCGTTGAACCACTCCCTTTATTGTGTCATGGGTGCAACCGTTCATTCTACCTAATCTAGACAGCGAAAAACCACAGTGCCTATTCAAAATATAGATGCCAACCCAATCACAGGTTGGAATTTTGTAGGTTCGCTTCGTAGCTCGGGGATCGAATAATCCTGTTTCAATAGCATGAGCATTATTTTCAGCAACCGTACACCACTCCAGATTATCTAAACGATTGTTTTGTTTATTACCATCAATATGATTAACCACCAAATCAGGTTCTTCTCCCACCCATGCATTCATCATCAACCGATGACCTTTCACATGTTTCTTCCTTCCTTCAATGACCATGCGATACACTGAATAACCATACTTATCAACTGAGCCTTTCAACCGGTTGATTCGATACTGCTCAATCAGATTTCCAGCCCTAGAAAACTGTCGCTTGCAAACGGAATAAAACCTCCCATTTAAATCACAAACATAGCAATCATTCTCAATACAAAAACGATAGGAATTTACTCCTATCGCTTTCAGGTGTTCATCTATCCAATTTAATTTCTCAGGGCTATGCATTAGAACAACCCCCATTCTGCTAACTTCTCGAAACCTCCTAGTTGATTCACGAAGTCACGCGCTTCCTCTACAATTACCGAGTAAGGCAAGCCATCAACTTCCTCATCACCAATGGCACAGATTAGTTCAACTAGCTTTCCTGTTTGTTGGGCCTTGAGGAATGCGTGGATGTTAATTGATACATCCGCCTTGGATAAGTCTTTACCATGCAACCCTCCACCTGTGACTGAATCAGCCATGTCTGAACCAAGTTTGCGGTTGGTCGCTCCTGTATCAACATCAGTGCCACCAGTCCAATCGCCTAAGGGATTGATTTGAGCAAATTGATACAATGCTTTAAGGCCAGATGTTTTCGCATGGCTTTGACAGATAATCAAACGTTCACTATCAAGAATGAACTTCCCGTCAGTCGGATATTTTTCATAAAGCTCACGGACGATTTTCGAGAGTTGTAGTTGTTCATCGGTGAGCGGTACTCCTTTGAAGATGCCATTATCACCACAGCGAATTGCATCCGCTTGATTTTCTGCAAGTTCTTCATCTTGAGGAACGACCACAATATCTTGTTTCACATCACCCGCAATACGCTTGATTGCTTTTCTTACTTCCTCAAAAGAAAGAGCAGCCGAGGTTTCAATAATCACATGACAGATTCCATGTCCGATTAAAACCTCAACTGCTATCTTTGGATTTGTTCCTTCTTGGTAAGCCAAGTCCACGATTGCCCCAGAAATACGGTCGGCAATCTTATCTGGATGGCTCGGATTTACTTTTTCTATCATTGGTTTAATTTCCTTTCCTCGAACGGAGCAATCGCTCCATTGCATCATCATTTGGACTGCCTTCAAAATCTGTCGTGCAGTTTTGTTTCACAATATCGAAAATCTCATACCAGAGGAGATTGGCTTGCTTTTGAAAACTTTGGCTCATCGTTACAAACGGGCTCGTCACGACACCACCTGTTGTTGGGTGTTTGCCTAGCAGACCGTATTGGCTGACGGCTTGTTCGCACTGAATGTAACGAGCAAAGGCTTGAGCATAACTTTCAAGCACCCGTGGGCTGACGAGCTTCTCACAACCACGGTCCTTAAGCCACAGCCATGTCTCACGGAATAATTCGTCCGCTCCCAAAGTTGTGCCGTCCTTTTGTTTTGCAGAAAGGTACTCACTTGGGTCTGGCATATCCATTCCTTCAAGGTCAGCCCCTTCACCAATATCACCACCGACCAATAGTGTCTCAGGTTCAAATTCATGAATTTCGATTCGTTTGCCGGACTTACCGGCTGCGAATTTATCTGCTAGAGGCGTTGGTTTAGAACCTGCCTTCGCACGTCTACCGCCTCTGTTTGTACCGTCTCTTGCGATTGTTCTCGCCTCCTTTTTTTGCTTGGGGTTAATAGGGTGTTTGAATTGAACTTTTTGCGCGTGAGAGCCTAGCGCGCTGTACAGTTTAGAAGGGTTTAGGGATAATTACCGCCCCTCCCCCCTTGTTATTTTTTACATGATTGTTTTATCTTTTGTGTTTCGTCGAGTCATGTGAATTTTCGAGTGACATGATTTGCAGACACTCATCAAATTATTTTCATCATGCGTACCACCATCACTTAATTCCTTGATGTGATGCACAATCTCAACCGAAGTAAAGCGTCCTTCCTTCAGACACATCTCACATAGGGGATGCGCTGCCACGTACCTTGCCCGTATTTTCTTCCACGCTCTGCCGTAACGTTTGTTGATTGCCGGATCACGCTCGTATTTCTCGTAACGTTTCCTCGCAAGTGTTTTATGTTCATCACAATAAGTATCATGCGTACGGTTCGGACAACCTGGGAACTTACAGGGGTTAGCTGGTTTCATTGGCAAGTGGGGTCACATCCTTTCGGGCAAAAGAAAAGCCCTTGAAGGATTTTTCCCACAAAGGCTTCGAGTATTTGTTCGATACTTCTATTGCTGGTATTGCTTGAGTATCGTTTGTCTTTTTTGACATCTTAATGATATCACTAAAGGCTACTGACATTCACTGACACATTTCAAATGACTATGGGTTCATCTGGTAGCTTCAAGTTCTCAAGAGCTTTGCTATGCCAACGAAAGACTGTCCGCACGTCAGCGTGAAGATCTTCAGCAATCTTGTCCCAGCTCTCTTCCAACAGGTATCGATTGATTAACACAATCTTTTCGTCCACGTTTGTGAGTTCATCAATCACGCCACGCATTTGTCGTTTGAGGTCTACAAACTTATCAATCTCTGCATCAATTTCAGCTTCCAATTGGTAACACTTCTCAAGGTTACGAACAAATGGTGCCTCAGTATTCCGTGTGCCACTTGAAATCTTTTCTTCGAATGTTGTGGAAGAAACTGTCACCGCCAGTTGATAGAGCTCCGCCTTCTCTTTAATCCGGTCGTCAATTCGTTTATTCAAACGGTACGCTTGTTTCAAGTATTCTTTTGGTGTCACTTGCTTCCCTCCAATCTAGCTTTCACTGCATCAATCAAACATGATTGTGTTTTATCTTTTCGTTTCAAAGCCAACATCACATCTTCATCAATCGTATCTTTCGCAATAATGTGATGAATGACCACAGTATCACTTTGCCCTTGTCGCCACAGCCTTGCATTGGTTTGTTGGTAAAGTTCCAAACTCCACGTAAGACCAAACCATACAAGTGTTGAACCACCAGCTTGTAAATTCAATCCATGTCCTGCACTAGCCGGATGAATGACAGCGATGGGGATGCTACCTTCGTTCCAATCAATAATGTCCTGAGACGTTTTGATCTGTCGAACGTTGAATCGTTCCTTGATACGCTCCAGATCATGCTGGAACCAATAGGCAATCAGAATCGGTTTGCCATTTGTACCTTCAATCAAATCTTCCAAAGCATCTAACTTCTGGTCATGGATGTGATGGCTCACATTAAACTCATCATAGATTGCTCCATTCGCCATTTGTAGCAGTTTATTCGAAAGCACCGCTGTATTGGCTGCATCAATGGTGGCTTCTTTCAATTGTAGCACCAAGTCTGCCTTAAATTCATCGTACTTTTGCTTTTCTTTGAGTCCCATATCAACTGGCACTTCATTCATCACAAGCTCTGGCATATCCAAGAAATCGACTGACTTCATTGAAATCGTGATATCTGAAATCTTGTCGTAGATTTCTTGTTCTGCATCTTCCCTTGGTTTCCAAGAATAAATCTGCATGCCATTTTGCTTGTCAGGTAGAAAGTATTTATCTCGATAACGTGAAATATAATAGCCCAATCTCTCGCCCATATCCAGAACCTTGAACTCCGCAAACAAATCCATCAAACCATTACTTGAAGGTGTTCCGGTCAATCCAACAATTCGGTCAACCTTGTGTCTGACTTTCATAAAGCTAGTGAACCGTTTAGCTTTGAAGTTTTTGAAGGACGACAGTTCGTCAATCACCACCATATCAAAATCAAACGTAAAACCCGATTTGTTAATCAGCCAGTCCAAGTTCTCACGATTGATCAGATAGATGTTGGCATTATTTTGTAATGCTGCCATTCGCTGACTTGGTGTTCCAAGAACCACGGAATACGATAAATCTTTCAAATGATCCCACTTTTGAATTTCAGTTGGCCATGTTGATTGCGTCACGCGCAACGGTGCAATAATTAAGACACGTTGTATTGTAAAGTCATCATGCATCAAGTCTTTAATAGCTGTCAGCGTTGTCACCGTTTTACCCAAGCCCATGTCCAATAGAAGGGCGGCAGTTTTATGATCTTTGATAAAATCAATCGCATATTTCTGATAGTTATGTGGTACGAACTTCATCAGACATCACCTCCTATTCTTTCTAGTAACTCAGGTATCTGATCAATCTCATCAAGCACGAAACACTGAAACCCTAAATCTGTCAGTTGTTTCATACGAAAAAGCTGTAAAGACCGTGGCTTCTTCCCTGGCGCCTTCACTTCGACAAATCCAAGTTTCCCATTTGGCATAAGTACCAATCGGTCAGGCACACCAGCAAGCCCCGGTGATGTAAACTTCGGGCAAATACCACCTACCCTTTTGACGGCTTTCACTAGTGCTTGCTCAACCTGCTTTTCTCTCATAGCCACACCGTCAAATACTCGAAATACGCATCACGCAAGATTTCCAAGTATTCCTTTTCTGCGCAGTGAATCATCAGATGTGCGACTTGCTTATCGAATGATTTCTTCCAAGGATACGTGACATCCGACATGGCAAACTCGTAAAACTCATCAAATCGTAAATCACGTTTACCGATTCCAATTTGTAACCACTGTTTAAATTTCATTTAGATATTCTCCAATCTGCAAGTATGGTGTAACCCGTGAATACCCAATACATAACTTTATATAGGTGGTAATTTTTTATCCCTTAAGAAAAGTTCTATATAAGACCTACACAGGTTACACTTTCCTTTAAAATCAACTATTCCAAGAACTCGGATTTGAGTTGCAAACCAACAATCTTGTTTCCTTTATTAGTTCGCCGGCGCTTAAATCCGCCCGCCTCCAGAGCCGTGTAAAAATCGGCTGAACTACGAATGTACTCACCAGTTCGCGTACAAAACGCACGATACTCTGCATACAACTCACCAGATTTTTCTTCAAAGTCAACAGCAGTCTCGCAGCACTCGTCTAAGAAATGGCCAAGCCAATCATTCGCCGTCTTATATTCAGAAATTGCATTAGCGACAACTTGTGGAACCGTTAAATGAAAGTCTGCGGCGATGACTTTTTTCGCACCGTCAAGGATCCATTGCAAAATGGCTCCGCCGGCATTTTCAAAAAGGTAGTCCGCATAATTCTTGATGTCCTTATTGCCGTCAATCGTAGCAAGGAATGGAATCACAATTAAACGACGCCAGGTTCCTTTATCAATCGCTCCAACTTTTGGGAGGTGGTTGGTATAGAGCACCAAAGTATGCGTTGGGACATACTTGAATGGGTCTTTGTATTTCTTCTCAGCCGCAATTTCATCCGTCGAGCAGAGCTGCTTAATGTTAGATGTGTTGAGTCGCATCCCCTCTTCAAGCTCGGCTGCGATGAGTAGGCGTTTCCCCTTCGCTTCCGCAAGTTCAGGTTTCACATTGCGTCGGATTTGACTTGTAAGAATATCAGCTGAGATGCTGCCAGAGTAATTACCGAGCACACGGCTGATGACATTCCAGAACGTGGACTTCCCGTTACGCCCTTCACCATACGAGATGATAAGCGCTTCAACGTAAACTTTACCAATAGCTGCAAGTCCTACAATCATCTGGACATAATCAATCAACTCTTGGTCACCTACGAAAATGGTGTTCAGAGCGTCCAACCAAATCTGCTGATTGGCGTCACTCGGGGCACATTCCGTTTGCTTCGTGATGTAATCTTCTGAGTTGTGGTCTTGTGATTTGCCTGTTCGCATATCAAAGGTTGCTGTTGGTGTGTTCAGCAAGAACTCGTTCACATCTAGTAACCGTTGCTCGATTTCAAGCATGGGCTTTGCCTCGGTTAATGCTGACGAGAGATACTTGCTGTCGCGGCGTTTGACAGCAAACTTCTTATACTCTTGTGCGTGTTGGTACAAATCAAAACTATGACGTTGCGCTGTGTTGAACATGGTGACTGCCTTTTTCGGACCAACACTAGCAAGTACACCGAACGCGCCATTACTAACCATTTCCTTGGTACGCTTCTCAATTTCGGTTTCAGATTCTTCCAGTTGACGTTCTGTCAATGCGTGGATCACACCTTGCGCTTTTGGTTTCGACTCTTCCCAATAGCTGCCGTTGTAGACAAGGTAACCAGTTGACGGTGAGTAATGAAGCTTACACTCATACTCGCGAGCTAAGACCGTTGCTTGACCTAAGTCCGAGTAGTCGGTTGGCTCAAGTGATAAATCAGAGTTGTACTGCTCTGGAGGAATGTAGCCTTCTTGTTGTTTCACTTTCTTCCCAAAGTTGACCGCGCTATTCCAGATAGCTTTAAGCTCCTCCTCCGGCAGTGGCGGATTACATTTTTTGGATTGTTCGAGATACTTGTGATACGTATCTTCCGTTGCACCGTAGCGTTTGATGAGCTTTCCTGCGATGTGACTCATGCTTGAATTACGGCTGCCTTCGCTAATCTCTGACTGCGCATTATCCCAATCAGCAAACAGATCATCTTCGAGAAAATCAGTGATCAACTTACTACCTTCATAGATTTCAACTTCAGAGTTTGGTGTTCCGAAAAGCAAACGTGCCGCATCCATCGCATTGTTGTCAAAGTATGGGAACTCACTTTGAATCTGCTTCTTGAGTTCCACATATTCATCTTTATCAGTTGTGGCAGGAATCGGGAAATATACGTGAAAACGTGGACGTGCTGATTTGCCACCTTTGTCTTTCATGTTGTTACGTGAATAGCTGACCGCAAACGTCACATCAGGAAACTGCATCGCCACTTCGAAAGGGGCTACCCAATCATCTGGATTGTCTGAGTGGTCATTGTCGCAATCAAGTGGAATCACATCAGACTGGATGAAGTTGTCACCTTTGCGATAGTTGCCTTTGTACTCAGCCATCACATGATCCAGCTTGACCGTGGCAACAAGTGTTTCTTTATCTGTCACCACTTGCTTGGTTGGGAACAATCCATTCTTGGAATTACCCACCTGATTGGATGTGAATAACGTCATCTTAAGCATTTGAGACCTCCTTCATCTCATCATCGAAGTACCTGATATGTTTCTTCCAATACTCCGCTTGTTCAATTTCAACTGCCATGCCTTGGGAGATGGTGTCACCCACCACCCAGACTTCCTCACATTTGCCCATGAGAACAAGTGACATGTGCATTGCCACATCACGCTCCGTTGCGTCGTCCATGAATTGTGGATACATCAGATGTGCCGCAACTGGCATGTAGCCATGGTCAAGAGCAATACGGCAGTAACGCTTAGTGTTTTTATGGTTGACGACAACATTTCCTGAGAACGGCGAGCAGACATAGACTGATGTTCTGTAATCTTTACGTCTAGGCATTATTATCACCTCGCTCAATCACTGGTAAGATGTTCTTCTTCGATTTCAGCAAGTCGTACAAGAACAAACGACCTTTCTGCGTCCAGTAGGTATGCATCACGCTGCGCTCTGCATCTATCGCATGAGTTTTTGATTGTGTGTAGCCTTGATTGGCATACTTCTGATAAAGCAACCACATCTTGCCTTGCTTGTACTGAATTCCCAGTTCATGAAGCAACTTGTTCATTGCCTGTGGTGACATACCGTAGTCCTTCGAGATTTTAGAAATCGACATCACAGAATTGTTTTGAAGAATCAAATCGTAGTAGCTAACTTTTGGTTTCATCTCCAAAATCATTTGTTGTTGCATCGCCACCATTTCTTTTTTCTCTTGTAGCTGCTTCAACACTGAAATGGCCCATGCTGGATCTTCGATTGACTTTGTGATGAAATCTTCTGTCGCGTACACACCGTGTTGGCGGATAGACGGCAAGACCTCATTTGTCACCCAACGCTTGAATTTCTTCGCGTTCGGCATCTTGCTAGAAATGATGAGTGAGTACAATCCACTTTCGTTGATAAGGATAGCCATTGTCCCATTAACGCTGAACGATTCGTTCACCGTCTTATCTTCCTCATCAACATGATCTCGTAATGCTTTTTGTGGATTTGTGTAGCCAAGAATTGATGCTACATCTTTACCAACAAAGTGAGGGACATCGCCAATCATCACCGTGCGTACAGAGCCAAACTCCGCATTTTCAAAAACTTTCAATTCGTTCATCTTGTGAACCTCCTGTAATAGAATTTTCAGGAGAGGCATTTTGCCCCTTCTAACTTACAGGCGAAGAAAATGGTCGAAAGTAAACTCTGACTCGAATTTATTTTTGATTTTTTTGCCTTCGTCTATAAGCGAAGAAAGAACCCAATTCGAACCTTATTTTTGATAAAAAAATTTGAAAAAAATATGGAGCCATTTCTGACTCCACATTGACTAATCCTTTTGATAGAATTCACACTCGTATCCATCAGCGTTCAGTAGCAAGCCTTCAGCCCACTTAGGCGTTTGACTCATCAACTGACAGATGTCTTCAACCTTCGATTCCATTGGCACTTCGATAATCACTTCGTCGTGGACGTGCCCGACAATGCGATACTTACGAAGATTCTCCATTGCGAAACAGAGAATGTCTCTAGCTATTGCCTGCACGATGTTTTCGACAAACTTGGGACCATAGCTTTCAAGACGTTCCCATTTCTTGGTAGCACCGACACCTTCATAGGTAACAGCTTCACCGCCGAATTTGTTCTCACCAATCTTTGGTTTTACATAAACTAATTTACGTCCTGACAAGAGTTGGATGAACAGAAAACCCGACTTGTATTCAAACTTGATGCCATGCGTCGATGTGCTCCGTCGTTCTTTCACACAAGTCTTTACTGCCTTATCAACAGCCCACCAAAGCTCCGTTATGTTAATGTTTGAGTCTCGCCAAGAATTAACAAGCGGCTGTAATTCATCCTCAGTTAGTCCCATTTCAAGAGCATCCATTGCTTTCAATGCACCCACCGATCCTCCGTACCCTAGAGCAAGCTCAGCAATTTTCCCTTTTTGACGTAGATGCCCATTCACGCCATGCTTTTCAACTGGCACACCGAACATCTGACTGGCAGACGCACAGTAAATATCGCCACCATTTTTGAATACTTCTTGACGCCACTTCTCACCCGACAGCCAAGCAATCACACGTGCTTCAATCGCTGAGAAGTCAGATACGATAAATTTCATCCCTTCACGTGGTACAAACGCTGTCCGGAGGAGTTCTGAGAGTACGTTCGGGACATTGCCGTAGAGAATGTTAAGCATTTCAAAATTGCTTTGTTTTACTAAACTACGCGCTTCAGATAAATCTGACATATGGTTCTGAGGCAAGTTTTGAAGCTGGATGCCACGTCCTGCAAAGCGTCCGGTACGGTTGGCTCCATAGAATTGGAATAAGCCACGAGAACGATTATCAGAACACGCAAAGTTTTGCATGGCTTGATACTTTTTCACGGATGACTTGGCGAGTTGCTGACGTAAGACCAGGACTTGCTTTAAATTTTCATCAATAGGTTGTTCGAGTAGTTCGGCCACTGCCTTTTTACCGAGTGACTCGGTTTCAAGTCCGTGGTCTAGTAACCATCCCCGCATTTGAAGCACGCTGTTTGGATTTTCTAGTCCAGTTAATTCTTGCAATTGTTGATTCAATCCAGCTTTTGATAATTCATCCAACTGAACGGCAGCTTCCACAAAGTCCTTATCAATCTCAATTCCTCGGTCGTTGATTTCCTGATCCAGCCAGTATTCTTTCCAAACAGAATCAAGCACTGGAAAATTGGAAAGTTTTCCTTGGATAGCTATTTCAACTTCCACATCACGACTATTGTATGTCTTAAATGCTGACCATTTAGTTGGCGCATGGTGTGGTAAGTTCCTCGTGCGTCCACCATTAACTTTGGTCGGATTGCATGGCACGCAAAAGTATCGGATGAGGTCTTTTCCTTCTGTGAGCTTTTGTTTATCCAAACCAAGAACAGCACCAACTCCTACAAGTGACAACGGCAAACCTAATGTCGCACCCCACACCATTGTGCATTGCCACCCTCGTGGATTCAAAAAGCCATCCAACCCCAGAAAGCGTGACAAACACACACGTTCAAAACTCGAATTGAAGGTGTGTTTAATCACTGTTTCATCTGATAGCGAAGTTAATATTTCAGCCGGGATAGTTTCGTCCATCTTCAGATCAACCACTTCGACGGGACCACCATCTACACTGTATGCAAATAGCAGTATTTCAAAATCGGGGGACTCTGAATATTTGTAGACACCACATTTCGATAAATAGACACTACTATACGTTTCCAAATCCAATGACAAATGTTTCATTTTCTTCCTCCAATCAAACAGGCGACAGCACTTCTGCCATCGCCGTTTTTGTTTTAATGATTAAGCCAAGAAATCATCATCCGCCAAGGTTTCAAACTCATCGCTTGCAGATACTTGTGAGCCGAGTGGTTCGCCGTCACGTACAAACTGGATATTCCCAAGCCCTGCCGCTACCCCGCGATTTCCATTTGCGTTAAAGGCATAGAAATTAATCGACACACGAGCGTAGCAACCACTATACACTTGTGAACGATCCAAGATTGGTTGAACGTGCTGATCCACGATTTGTGGTGCAGTGGTTGAGTTCGCATTAATGAAGTAATGGCCTTGGTATGCTTCATCGTCGCGTTCGATATCCCCATCACGTAATGGCAGCTTGATTTCTGCTTTGTTTGGTTTCTTCCCACCGAATTTCGTAAGTCCCTCTTCGATTGCTGCATCGATTGCTTTTTCAATGGTATCAATCGTTCTCTTATCTGATTTTGGAATCAAGACTGCTGTTGAATATTTCTCTGCGCCCCCGTTGATGGATGCTGGTTCCCAACCGTGGAAGTATGAGAGACGTGTGTTTGTACCAGTGATTACTTTGCTTGTTTTAGACATATTATTGTTCCTCCGTTAATGGTTTAAATTCTTCGTTTAAGTTGTTTACTGTGACCGCTTGTCGTTTATCTGAACCATCGACTAGCGTCAGCTTGCCTTTTGGTTTGATGATGTATTCGCCCAAGATTTCATTGAATTTCTCTTTACCAAGTGCCTTCGTCATTGCTGTGACACCAAGTAACTTTTTATCATATGGGTCGTATCCAGCCTTGATGACCGCCGCAGCGACATCATTGTCATTAGAATACTTACGAGTAGAGCGACCCTCGACTAATTTGTGATGAGTCCATTGTTTGCCACCGAGTGCAAGTTTCAAAGCACAGTCCTTGATATCGTTACTCCAAGAAACCAGGTCATCCACTTTACCGATGATTTCTTCGATTTCATCATCACTAAGAAGCTCTGGTGGTTTGAACTCATATTGCGCCAGTTTCAAGTTATGGTCTGCTCGTGCACGACAGCTATTCTTCGCCGGACAGAATCCACACCATTTCCCGCATTGGTACTCACCCTCACCTTTGAAAGCTAAATCTGCGGCAGGCGACAACACATCTTTTGCCCACTGAAGTAATTCTTCTTTCAGCAGTGTGTACGTACTCACATTCTCACGCCTTGGCTGGAAAATGGTCATCTTGACTTCTTGAATGTCATAAATACCATCGAAAAGCTCCAACGCTCCCAAGGCATAACACATCATCTGTGGGTTCTGATACGCATCTACCAAAATTCCTAGACCGTATTTCATGTCAATAACAGATAGGGTTCCATCCGCAATGACGAGACAGTCGCCGGTCCCAAAGCCGTCTGGGACGTACCTTGAGAAGTCGAGCCGCTGTTCTACTATTACAATAGGGTCAACTGTTGTCTGTTTCGCCTTAGCGACTTCTTCCATGACGAAGGTCGCATAACTTTCAGCACACTGCTCCATCTCCTCGTCGTAGAATTCAAGCGTAGATGTTGGGTCTGTGACGTCATTACCAATGAACTTATTCAGTTTGTACTCACATAAGGTATGAGCATCAGTGCCTTGTTGGGCATACGGGCTCGACTTGTTTTCAAAGTGCTCTGACAAGCGAACACTTGGCGGACAGTGAATCCACCGATTACTTGAAGATGCGGATAGGACTGCGTGTTGTGTTGGCATCTACAATCCCTCCGCATCTGCAACCAAAGCCGCGTAGTTTTCTGTCGGCACATCACTCAAGCGACTGGCACCATATTTCTCAATCAGTGCTTTCACTTCAGTTGACTTACCTTCTTGAGATTTACGTGCCAACAAACCACGGACTTCTTCAAGCGTCGGTTGTTTGACTTCTGATTTTGTTTCCATTGTCGGTTCTGGTGTTTCAACTTGTGGTTCAGGTTCATTGGTTTTCATCGCCACAGCCAACTCTTGTAAGCTATCAGCTAACGCTTGGACGTCCTCAACGACCTGAAGAAATAGTTTTGTTTTACTCACGTCATTACGCTCCCTTCTTGTTAACTTCACGGATTTCGACTGATTCGATTGTGTCCCCTGGTGTGAGCACGAGAATTTTGTCCATGTTGCCCTTACCGAACAGCCACCGTGCAAACCAGCGAGGCAAATGACGCACACCACCTTGTAGGACAGTTTCTTTGTTACCCGTGTCATCAGTCACGTTTACTCGGATTTTGTGTTTTAGGTTCATGATGGTCCTCCTTCATCTTTATTTGTTTAGGATCTACTCCCTTACACAATACAGGCGAAGGAAAACGGGGAAAGTAAACTCCCCCGTAACTTTTTTCTAAAATAATTCTTTGATCTTGTCTTTGATGATTCCAAAGGTGCGATTGATTGACTGTTTTTTCTTGTCAAGCTTGTCCGCCACTTCAGTCTGAGACATGTTTTCAGTGACGAGCATGTGATAGATTTCTTGGTGGTACGGTAATAATTGCGTCACGACTTCACGCAAACGATCGATACGAGGATCTTCTTCATTATCTTGGTAAGCATCGTAAACCAATGATTGGATGGGGTTGTCCCCCTCATCGCATTCATCATCAAATTCATTGAGCGACAAATTGTAGTTACGTTTGAAGTAATCGTTGGCTTCACCATCCACGTATTCGTCCATTGGATAATAGCCGTGCTCATTATTAAAGTCTTCACGGAACTTCTCTTTCCAAGCCTTGATCTTTTCTTTTTCTTCTTCTGTGCGTTCAGGACGTGCGTTTTTATAAAAGTTGTAAATCGCACGGTCGTCAGCGCGATGCAGCTCCTGAATGTTAAGCTCAGTGACGCCGTCTTCGCCTGGGCGAATCTCAACCACTTCTTTTTGGATACGTCCATTGGCATCAGTACGCTCAAACACGTACTTGTAAGTGCTGCGGTCGTTTTGGTGTGTTTTCTTAAATCTACTCATTAGATCCCTCTTTCTTGCCTGAAAGAGCTTTTGAGCAAGGAAAACAAACAGGGACCGTGCCAATACGTACACCGTCCCTCATCACGAAAAAAGAGCGCAATAAAGTAAGGCATACAATATCTGAAAAATTTTCTGGATAACCAGTTCTTTTCAGTATTTGTAACCTTGCCCTATTGCAACTCAGGCATTGTTATATTTTATTAGTAGGACTATTCGCTTTTAAGATAAATTCGTTCACTTTCTTGAAACATAATGTAGTGTTTATGAACCATAAATGATAAAATTAAATAGTTGAACTACTATGTTTTAATTATAGAAAAAGGCCTCCCTTGTTTTCGTCAGTCATCGGCGGCAAACGGCGGTCAACGGCGGACGTAACAAAGGAGGTTGTATTTTGGAAATAAGTGAAATTGCTCAAACGCTTTATCCGTTTATGGGAAGCGAGTACGTGAAGCCACAGGATTTTTTAATTGCTTTACTGGATCTGTCTCTTATACACATCTCCGAGCCCACGAGACGTAGAGGAATCTC